CGTCTAGCTGTTCACCAATATCACCATAAGCTAATCTTCTTGTTGATCTAACTTGTGCATTGGCTTCTTCTTTGTTAGCTGCTGATTCTTGTGCTGATAATTGTGCGTCTGTTGGTTGTGCAATATCTAAATTCCACTCCTTAATGTAAGCACCTTTGCCATCACTATCGTCTTGCAACATAACATCTTTCATAAAATCTACTTCTGATACACCATTTGATGCTGCGTACATTCTAATTTTATTTGATAGATTTGCCATAGTTTGTCCTCCTTAATTTTATGTTATTAATTTAAATGCTCTAAAATATGTATAGTTACTTTCACCAACAATATTTGGATCACTACCACTATTTGTTTGTATTGATAAAGCAGAATAAACATAATCTGAACTACCATTTAGATCAAATATACCACTTACATTTACACCGAAACCTCTACCATAATTGTTACGCATATCCATTTGTTGAATAACTCTACTTGAATAACTACTACCACTACTACCATTTTTAAATATTTGTACATAAGCCATTTTTAAATCACTCATTGTTGAACCACCTCTGTCTGCATGAACAAAAACTTCACAAAAATATTTTCCAGCTGTTTGAGGTGTAAATTTTCCTGTTGATGTGTCGTAAGCATTATCTGTGTCAAAATTTTCTGAATTATGTATAAGAGTTGTTAAAGAACCCTCTGAAAAAGTTGTTGTATTTGCTGTTAATTTAGCTTCAAAAGCAGGAGTATTAACACCACCAGCACCACTTACAGTTCCTGTAAATGCAAAGTTATCTGCAAGGTTAATTGATTCTGATTGTATTTTATCTATTGCCATAATTTATCCTATGTAATTAATTTGTATCCACCAAAAAAAACTGTACTTCTTCCAGAAAACGTAGTGTTAGTAATTCCAGAATTATGATAATGTTTTACTACTAAAGTATCACTAGCACTTAAATCTAAAACAACAGCTCCAGCAACACTATCATAAGCTCCACCATTTCCATTTTCAAAAAGTCCTCTAGAATTACCAGCACCATCTACTAATTCAGAATATAATCTATTTTGTGTATTACCATTTACTCTTACAGAAAAAGAAAAAAAATATTTTCCACCTTCTCCACTAGGTACTGTAAAAGTATTAGAGGCAAAAGCATTATCTGTATCATAAACTTCGGTATCAAAAGTGATTGTTGTAGTAGTATTATTAGAAATACTTTGATTACTACTTTGATAAGCTAAAAAAGCTGGAGTGTTAGTTCCACCAATACCAGATACAAAGTTTGCTCTAGTCATTTTTCTTAATGCACTAGCTGATGTGTCATGGATTAATATTGTGTCATCTGTTGCGATAGAAGTTTCAGCAGTTTGACCAGTAATTATTGTAGGTGCAGTTTGTGAATTTCCAACACTAGCTGCTGGAGGATTAACAGTTTGTAAAGCTCTGCCAAGATAAACACAGTACATTTCATCTGTGCCATTAACCAATGCTGCTGATAGTGTTAATGAAGTACCAGATGCAGTATATGCTTTGCCACTTCCAGGTTCTTGAACTACATTATTTACTACAAGTCTAATATCATTTTCATTAGTTACAGCATGAGTTAAAGTGTATGCAGTTTGAGAATTGACAATAGTAAAAACTTGTCTTTCAAAACTTGCATAACTTTCTGCTGGTTGATTTCCAATATAACTCATTTATATAATCCTTATGTACTAATTGAATCTACTACTGATAAAATGCAGTCCACAGCACTTGCTGTATCTGATAATGCTTCAACACTATCTCCTGATTGTAGAACTACTTTTGAACCACCATCTATAAGTTCTAAAGAACCTCCAGCTGGTATTGGTGCATCTTTTATCAAATAATAACTTGTGCCTGATTTTTTAACAGTAGCATCCACAGTTACTGCTGATGCTGATTTATTAGCAAATCTCATACCAATAATTGCATCATCACTATCAGCTGCTGCTCTTACTTCTGTAGCAGATGTGCCTATGCTTGTTTTTAAAACTCTTTCAAAATCTTGTGCCATTATTTTTTCCTTTTATTAATTAAAGTGCAATTGCCATAGCCACAGCAAATCCAGCACTTGCTCCTGGTAAGTTAGTTAAGTTACTTCCATCCACAGCTGGAAGTTGAGCTGATCCATTTAATTGAACTACATTGTTTGCACTTGTTCCAACAGTTTGTGTTGCAGCAGTTCCTAGTCCTGAAATTTTAGTGTGTGCAATAGAATTAACAGCTAATGTGATATTACCACTAGATGTAACTGGTGAACTACCAACTGTAAATTCAGATGCTCCACTATCAGCTACTCCAACAGAGGTAACTGTTCCTGTGTTACTAGGTGTAATTACAGTATAAGTAATTGAAGTTGAGCCAACTGATCCTGTGTTATCAGTAGTACATAAAAATATTTTATTATCGTTTGTTGATCCTTGATTAACTACAACCATTCCACCAGATAGTTCAGCAATACTATCATGCTCTGGATCTCTTGATGCAGCACCACTTGATACTGCTAAGTATAATCCATTTTCACTAGCTGTGCTTTGATCTTTAACTAAAACTCTATCACCAGCAACAAGGGTAACACCATCAATAGTATCACCAGCTTCTAAACCATTTGTTAAATTTACATTTGCAGTTGTAGCACATTCGGCTATCGTTCTAGTTCTAAGTCCAGCAACAGCTTGATCTACATAATTTTTAGTAGCTGCATCTGAACTAGCAGATGGAGAACCAAGTCCTGTTACAGCTCCACCAGATATTGAAACATTGTTTGCAGCTTGTGTTGCAATTGAACCTAATCCTAAAGAGGTTCTAGCAGTAGCACCAGACTCTGTTACAAAATTTGATCCATCTCCAACAATAAAATTACTATCAGTTGGTGTTAGTCCAGCAATATCAGTTAATTGTGCATCGCTAGTTTGTTTTGCATCTAGCTGAGTTTGAATTGCAGACGATACTCCATCAAGATAACCAAGTTCAGTTGTTGTTACATCACTAACTTCTACTTTACCTGAGCCATTTGATTGTAAAGCTCTTGATGCAGTTAAGTCAGATGATGCTATAGTTGATGCACCACCAGTTATGGTTGCTTGTTTTGAATCTATTTGTGTTTGTACTGCACTTGTTACACCATCTAAGTAACCTAATTCTGTTGAGGTTACATCTGATACTGCAATCTTTTGTGAGCCATTAGATATTACTGCTCTGTCAGCAGTTAAACTTTCAGTATCAATAGTAGAAGCTGATCCTGTAATAGTTGCTTGTTTAGCATCTAATTGAGTTTGGATAGCACTTGATACTCCATTTAAATATTGAAATTCTGTATCGGATATTGTTCCATCTGCAATTTTAGTTGCAGAAATTCCTGTAGGTATAGAGTCATTTGTTTTAGATAATGCTGCTACATAAACATTTGTAATAGCTTCATTTGATAAGTTGCCACTATCCCATGTAACATTGACTGTTGTGTTTGTAGAAAAAGATGAGCTTGAGATCGTTCCAAAAATTGTACCAGGTGTTGATGCTGTTAATTTAATTCTTCTTCCAGCATGATAAACAGAAGTTACATTTGCACCAGCGATTGTGAAAGATGTAGCTGATGCGTAAGCAGCAGTAAATGCACCACTACCATCACCATACTCAATCCATTGTGCATCATTAAACCAATCTCTAGTATTCTTCATCAATGCTCTAATGGCATTATTCAAATTACTAGGAAGCATACCCTCATCTACATCAATAGAATTAAGTGATGTGTTACTTGCTTGTGTAGTTGAATAATCTTTTATGTTTGTTGTCATGTTGCTCCTAATTCATAAACCAACTAAAAGCCTTATCGCTTTCAGTATTGTTTTTATTAATTAATGTATTTACAGCTTCTTCCACTTGTCTTTGAAAAAACTCTTGTGTTTCAATTGAATATCTAATGTTATCTATATCAATCTTATCACTCATTATCTTGATCCACCTTGACTTGCAGTTAAGTCTATTCCTTGTGCATTAGTCCAAATAGTTTCTGCTGGTATTTTTACATTAGCTCTAAAATATCTACCACTTTGTCTTACAGGATTTATGCCTGTGTCATTCATTGAACTGGATGTAGAGGTAGTAACAGTATCTGCTAATTTATCTCTAGTCTTAATAGTTACATTTGCACTTGCATCTACAATTGGTCTAATGCTAGTTACATTTGCTCTAAGACCTGGAAACAACTCTTGTTCTTTTGTTTCAAGTTCAGCTTCTAAAGTTTTTCCAGAAAAAATTGCTGCCTTAAAATTTTCATCTATTGCACCAAGATACAAATGTCCTGTTGTCCAATATGCTGTATCAAGAGAAATATTAATATCTTCTAAGTTCTCAGAAATAATATCCATTAACTCAACTGTGTTTGCTACTACGAATTGTTTAAAGATTTGTGATGCTTTAACTTTAGCAACTGACCACTTTTGAGTTATATAGTTGTATATCAGTAGTTTATCACAAACTCCAGTAGTATTTGGATTATCTTTACTTGGATATAACCAAATCGCTAAAGTATTGAATGGATCTACTGCTGCTGTAATTCTATCTGTGTATGCTTTGTTTAAATCACCATCAAAAAATCTATTTACTTTCTCAGCTCCTATCGGCAAAATTTGGTCGCCATTGATTTGAAAAAATCCATCT